ACGCCCCGACCCGGGCATGGACTGCGCGTGCATCCACAATAGACGCTCCCGCGCTACCTGCCAGCGCCTCAGCCTGCACGCCCAGCGCAAGACTCACCACGCCAGACCCGCTGTTCTGTGCAAGGGTGTGTGCCCCAACCAGCCAGCCGCCTGAATTAGTGTTGCCGGAAGCCCGGACACTGGATGCCTCCAGCCCATACGCAATGGCGCTGGTAGAAAAACCGGGGGCCGTCGTCAGCCCGATCTTCGCTCCCCATACATTTCCGACAAGGGCCCCGGAATCCGAGTAGGTCACAAGCAGCTTGAGGTCGTCCGACGTGGGGGTTTGACTGCCGATGCCAGTGGGGCCCGCAAAATAATTGTAGTCACTCGCCCCCGCCTGATACAGCCCCCACCGCTCGACAATGTTCGCCGCAGGAGAGGACGCCTCAACATACATACCGTAGCCGTAGAGGATCTGCCCGCTGGCGGCGCGAACAGCCCCATAAACACCGTAAGCGTTGTCGACCCTGCCCGTCGCCGGCGTGTCGCACCCGGCGATACCCAAAACGCCTGCCATACTCTCAACGTCTGCAGCGCCTAGGTTAAACCCACAGCCATACGCGCCGACCAGCATGTGCGCTGTAGCGTCGGTCGCGCCGGAGTAATAGGCGCAGCCGGCAACACCAAACACATTTTCCAGTGGTGTGGCAGACCGCTCGTTAACAAATTCTCCGGCAGTCTTGAGCGTTGTCTCCAGCACATTCAGCGCATACGTCAACGGGGCGCCGTTAATGCTCAACTGCGCAATCTCACGCGAGTTGTTCCACATGCCCGCGCCGTCATAGACAAGGAGGTCGCCTGCGGCAGCAGCGCCAACGGTGACGTCCAGCAGGTCATTGAGCCGTTCCGCACCCCCGGACCCGGACCCGGACCCGGGAACCCACGTCGCAGTCCCCGCGTTGTAGACCAGTGACTGTCCGTCGGTCACCCCGGAGACATCGACATCTCCGATATCCCCCAAGTTTGTCGCGCCGATAGCTGTCCCAAGATAGCCCAGTGTAACCACGTCCACCGAATCCACGGGAGCCCCGTAGGACCGCATCCGGGATGCGGACATGTCCGCAGAATAGAACGGCCCCTCCTCTTCAAACGCCGTCACCACATCTCCAGCCTCCACCTGCGCCCCGGTGATATCAAACGTCTCGCCGGCGAGGAATGCTACGCTGCGGGGGACCCGGTCAGAGTGCTCCGCCATGTAGACCTCCACCTGCAGATACGCGTCCATGTTAGACCCAAGGGTCTCGGCAAGGTAATCCCCAAGACGGATATCCAAGGTGACGCGATCCCACTGCCCCGCCGTTGCCCGGACAGTAGACACGGCGACGACCCGCGTGGGGGACGGACTTCCCCCAGTCCCGAAATTCAACACAGCCCGCAGCCCCACATTCCCCGTAGCGGACCGGCGAACCCACGCGGAAAACTTGTAGGACACCGGCTGCCCGAATCCAAGGAACCCGGCCATGGGGATCCGCTGATACATTGCCCCGTGCGTGATGTCCCCGTGCGAGGTCACACTGGTGGTCCAGCGCATAAACGCTTTGGCGCCGCGCACCTCGATCGAATCCTGATCGGCATCCGTCATCAGCGTCGGCGTCGCAGTCAGGACTGCCGTAGCCGCGTCCACCTCCACATACCAGACCGGGGAGCCGGTCAGCTTGTCGTTAAAGACCGGGCCGTATGTCGGGAGGGGCAGGCCGTCCGGGTTATACAGACGGAATACCGGGTCCTGAACGAGGTTCTTGGTAAGGAATGTGACGGGCATAGCGAGGATCAGGAAATAGTTAAACGGCTACATCGGACGCTGCTGGGCGCACGGCGACATCCCGGTCTTTGGGGCAGGGACGATTTTGACGACAGGTCCGAGCTGTCCGTCGGGCTTCATAAGGTGGAGCAGCACCGAGCCGTCCTCCTGAGTCACCGCCTGATACTGCATGTCAGCAGGGCCGAGCGGAGCAGCCGGGCCGGGCATCCCGCCCAACGGGGCCCCGCCGATAGGAGGCATCGCTGCAGCCAGCCCCGGGGGTGGGCCCTGAACCGCCGGCTGCACCACATTTGGCATCATCCCGGCCGGGGGTTGCTCAGCAACGCCGGCAGGCATGGATCCGGGAGGTCCTTGAAGCATGGGTGCCCCGGGCAGGGCGTCCGGAATCGCAGAGAAATTCAATCCGTTCATGGTTTAATCCTCGAATGCACGACCGCCAAATGGGGGCCGAAAGTTTTTCTTAGGGCGTTTGTAGCCCAAAACAGCCTCTTCTTCCTCGTCAGAAAGCACTCCTTCCATCCCTTCAGGCTCCTCCATTTCCTCCATCTCTTCCACTTCCCCCTCCTCCTCCATGCCCTCCGGTGAGCCCACGTCTGCAGACTCGATATCCAGCGACAATCCCCCGCCTTCCGACGGGGCGCCGACCTTGGCGGTGATCGTCACCGTCTCGCCCTCCGCGGGTGGTCCGTCCGCAAACAAGCTCCCGACGTCGTCAGGCGTTAACGATATCGCAGTCAACTTGGCCGCCCCTTTCGGGCCAACTGCGAGTCCCATGGGCTCGGCTTCGATGTTTGTCATAAATAGACGTTTTCCTTTGCAAAACTACACAGTGAAATAAAACGGGTCAATGGTAACGACGTGCTCTGTTCACGTCTGTCCGATACGCCATCGGGCCGACAAGCGGCTTGGTTGGCTCTACCCCGGATGTGATTTGCTTGAGCACGTTGATCTTCGCATATCGCGCTGCATCCACAACGTGGTCGTAGTCGCCTCCTGAAGGCCCCTTCAGGGGCTCGTTCTTCCCATACCCGGGCTCACCCTCCACCGGGTAGCGATAACCGCCCAGCTGGGCCGTGTAGAGCCGCGGGCAGTTCTTTTTGTCGATCCTGTAAACCAGATCCCCCTTAGATGTCCGTTTTTCCAAAAGCCGGTTGTAGATGGTCAGCGAATCCTGAAGACCCATCTTTTTGATACCGGGGAAGATCCCATTGGTGTGCAGCGTGTCGACGGATCTCCCTTTGTCGCTTTTCTGGAAGCCGGCGGGGTCGCAGAAGTCAAGCAGCCCGGAGCATATCCCCCGTTTGTTCCAGAAGGGAAAGACGATATTGGTGATCTCAAGCGCCCGGCGACATTGCGTCTCCACGTCGCTCATCACCGCGAAATACTCATAAAGATCCCACCAATACTCCTCGTTCTCATGCGCCCAATAGGCCGACCACACCACCGCGTTGGTGGCGCCAAAATCCCATCCCCGGACAAGGTAGGCTCCCTTGGGGAACCCAACGTCCTCGAACGCAGAGTCCTCGTCAAACGCCCACAGGACCGGTGACCCCTCAAAAGCCTCGGCATACTGACCCAAGAGCATTCGCTTAAACATCGCCGGGTTCTTCCGGTATTGCCGGCGCAGGGATTCGATGTATCCCTCGGGAAGGTTGTGGCGGTTCTCTTCCGTCGGTATGTGCCAAAACTTAATCCCCTCGTCCTGCTGCTCCTTTCCGTCCGTCTCAAGCTGTGCGATCCAGTGTCGGGGGCTTGGCGGGTTGGTATCCAAGATACACCCCCTATCCTTAATGAACCCCTTGTCGTCACACCTGTCCGGGTCCAGTCCTTTCCATCGGAGACACGCCATGCCCAGATCCAGATCCTCCTTATCCAGCTGATCTGCCTCGACGAAAATCAGAAGACTGCATTCGTATCCACGAAAACGCTGCGCCCGATAGCGTGCCTCCGGGACGCCGGCAAAATACAGGTGCCCGCACATTCGGTCCCCATACGTCTCCAGCCAGTAAAGCTTGTTCGCCTTGGTTGCTGCCGGGTTGTTTACGAGCCACTCGTTGTAGGCTTCAATCGCCTTGCGGCTCGGCAACCGGAAATGCGTCCCGCCGTCCGTCTTCTTGAACAGGCTCGTCCCGGTATCCGTGTAGGCGGGTCCCAGCTTTGGGAACACCTGCTTCTCAAACGTCTCCAATGTCGTGTCGCTGTTGGAGCTTTGGGTCTTGCGAAGAATGTAGATCTTGGAACCGGCGTTATGAAACGCATGCCCTACGGATTCCAAGGCAATCGCTGTCGTCTTCCCGCAGCCACGACCCCCGATCAGCGCCCGGATAGCCGCTGAGCACGCATGAAACTCGGAGATAGACACGCCGGGCCGATACCACGACGCATCAATGTTCGCTTCACTCATCAGACAAAGACTGCCGAGCCGGAATCGGCAGTGTTATCGGTAGGGGGTCTTGCTGCCCGCCGTCCGGCGAACCGGGGCACCTTTCCGGTCCCGGCGAACGAAGTAGACCATAAGCGTTACGCTTGAAATCGCCAAAGCCAAAGTAATCCACCAGGCATCCTCCCGGGTGTTTCCCCCCGGGCTGGCGGGTCTGAGACACCCGACAACCAGCACCATCGCCCACAATACGACCGCAAGGATACGGGCAAGCATCACTTCCCAGAATTGATCAAAACGACTTTCTCCAGAGTGTCCAGTCGAGCGTCCTGCGACTCGTCACGGCGCGTCCCCGGCCCCCTCATTTGCTCTTCAAGTGTCACAACACGCCCCGTGAGTTCGGTGTGTTCTGTGTGCATGAGTTTTTCCTGCCAGCGGATGTCGCGCTCAAGAGGAAGTGTTGAAGACTTGAGAGCGAAGCCTGCAAGCCCTCCGACAAGGGCGCAGGTGGACGCGACGATGGTTGCGATAACTCCGAGCTGAGGGCGCTGCGAGCGAAGTGACTGTCCGAGATCGTCGATGCGATTCGTGATATTTCTAAAGCCGCTTTCAGTGCTGCTTGCGAGGCTCTCGACGCCGCTCTGGAGGCTTGCGATTGCGACGGAGTGCTCGTGAAGCTGAGCAAATACCTGTCGCTTGTCATCGCTCGACGCGGACGCGAATGAATCTTGTCGCTCCATGCAGCATTAAACCAGTTCACAGTATCTTCAAGACAACAAAATCTGTAATGTGGATTGTCGGAGAACTTTTGTCCCAAAATAAATTTACATGGTCGAATACGCCATACGTAGCTTCGTCAATTGCCATGTTGGTCAATGCGATTGCTCCCATTCCGGTAAACGTCGGGGTTGCTGCCTCCATCTGCGCTAGAAACGTCGCCTGCGTGACGTTGGTCGTCTCAAACGACGTCGCATTCCTGTAAGGAACGCGTCCCGTATAAATACCCGCGCCGCCCCCGTCTCGTGTCACCTCAAACCACCATGCCCTCCACGGAAGAACCGCGCCTGTCGTGGCGACCACAATCGGCGGCGCCTGCGCTACAACAGACGCAAAGTGCGTAGGAGCAGACGCAGACTGGTTCTCATACTTTGAAACATACAGCGTATTACCCCCGTCATAAAACAGCACTTGATTAGTCCCGGAAGTGCGGGTGTAGTTTGTGTAATTGGCGACATTGTTGCGGAAATTGCCGACATACAAACCATGGGCAACAGTGGTGTCTCCGGCACAATTAACCGACCCGCTGCACAGCCCGGTGCTGAACACCGGAGTTGCAATGTTCGTCCCGGGGTCCCCTATGCCGGCATAGCGGATTCCTATGCGGATAGTCGTCCAAGAATCATCCTTCCACGGGCGTATAAGCTGGGCTCCGGAGACATTAGCTCCGCGCTCAGTAGTCGCGCCGACTGTATGGTCTAAAATTGTTGCTGGCATCCTGTCTCTCCATCAACGGGCCACCCATGCGCCTGCCCAATTTGTTCCTTCGCTCAACCCGTCCACTGACGAGCTTGTAGCATAACTGTTAAACGATTCAAATCCGTAATCTGAAGGAATCGCCCGATCGCGGGCCACCCATGCGCCTGCCCAATTTGTTCCTTCGCTCAACCCGTCCACTGACGAGCTTGTAGCATAGCTGTTAAACGACTCAAATCCGTAATCTGCAGGAAGCACCCGGTCGCGGGCCACCCATGCGCCGTCCCATGTCCACGTCTGGTCAACAAACGTGTAGCCCCCATCAAGCCCCGTGACTGGTGCGTCCTCCGCGTAATCGTCAAACGGATCCAATCCCCCGTCTACCGTCCACGTGCCCGGAAAAACCGGGTAGCCGGCTGGTGCGGGAGGTGTCGGCGCAACAACGACGCCAATAGCCCGGTGCATCCCGCGGCGCCGGGCCAACGTCATATTGCGGACCCGGGAGCCCCCCGTCGGCGGGGTCGGCGGCGTTGGGGAGCCCCCGGTAAGCAATCCGAAGAACGTCGACACCCCGGATACGCTTCCCGCAAGACCTATGACAATACCCAGAGACCCGGTAAACGTTGACTGACCGGAAACACTACCTGCCAATGAATGCGCTGTAGCCGTAGTTAATCCGCCGGTGAACGTGGAAAGCGCCGAGATACTGCCGGCTAGTGAATGCGATGTTGCAGTCGTCAGTGCGCCGCTAAACGTAGAAAG